GAAACTGTGAGCGATGTTCTTCGGGCCGTAATCGTGATGCTTGCGGATGAGCAGATTTCCTGCTGCATCGAGAATAGTCCAGACATCTCTGATGAACTCATCGTCTATGCCTTTGTGGGGATTGGACGGACTGTTATTGTTCCATCCTTGTAGTTCATCGACACTATAATCATTCCCGTATCCATCAACAATTCTGCCACTTCCTGTAACTCCCGCTTGGTTGTCACTCACTTCGCTCCTCCAAATAGTTTCCGTAATTCTTCAGGCCCATTGGACAGGTAGTATTCATTGATGTCCGTATTGGGTGGTAATGTTACTATAGTCCCATTCGGTAGTTCTGATTGGACACGCCGAGCGAACTCTGCTCCTGGGTTTGTGCCATCCTCTTTCACATCGTTGTCGCCTACAACATAGACAACCTCATAGCCGGTGAATAACTTGGCAAAGTGTGGCTTCCACGCCTGCACTCCTGGGATTCCTATTGCTGGGACACCCACGATAGCCGAGAGAATCACTGCATCTAACTCACCTTCACAGATCACTGCGAAAGGTGACTGGATGAGGACATCTGAGACATTGTAGGGATGTGCCTTCTGTCCTACCGGCTGACCATACTTCGGCTTGCCATCGTCGATGCGACGAAACTTCACCGCTACGCAGTGGCCCATCGCTGTCAGGTAGGGAATGGATAGCCACCCCACATAATCTTGATGGCCCTCTGCTGGATCAACAACTGTGCCAAGCGTCATCTGCTCGGCTACTTCCTTAGATATACCACGTCCTTCGAGATACGCTACGGTTGCCTCGTCGAGGCTTTGACTGTACCTCACCACCGTTTCCAGTAATGATTTCGTGAGCACGGCTGACTGCATCCTTATACCCTAACCCCTCTTTTTCCATAATCACATCTATTGCTGACCCACCTCTACCGCAGGTGTGGCAGAAGTACAGGTTGTCGTAGGTGTTGATCACCGCACTCCGTCTGGAGTCATCGTGGATACAACACTTGACTGAAGCGGCTCGGCCCTGCTTGACCTCACCGCCGTAGTGAGCGACGATAATCTCTATGGAGATTGCGTTTGATGCAGACTTACCTTTTCGCCCTTTCGAGCGAACCACCCTGTTCCAGTCTTGTGCTGACATTCGCAGTCCTTACACTTCTTGTGTAGTTTCTTCGCTTCCTTGGTCTTCTGCTGGCTGTTCAGTTCCGCTGCTTCCCTGCACATCTGACAAATCATCTTGCTTCTCCTCTGGTTCTTGATTGTAAATCTGACTACTTGTTATCTGACCCTCTGGTGTTGGCATCTTACGGTCTCCTTAGTACCTAATACTTGTTAGTCTTTCTAACAAGCGTTCAAGAACCTTGACTTCTATCTTGAGTTCTTCATTCTCTTTTTGAAGTTTTTTGCTATGGTTTTCAAGTTTTTCTATTTCTAAAACCAACGCTGGGTTATTGTCTATATGGGTTGTGATCCCTTCGAATGTCATTGCTTCTCCTTTGCCCAGTTCTCCAAAGGCTGGATGACCCACGCCTTCTGGGTGGGTGCGTTCCTGCGCTTGACTATGACGAAGGCCGGTGGAGTAGAGGCGAGTCCACGTGCCTTCGCATAGTTCTCGGCTTCCACCTGCGCTTCGCTCCAGAAGGCAGGCAGATCAATCTTCTTGCGGTTCTTGAGTTCTAGAATGTAGGTCTGACCTGCGACGATGCACACCAAGTCACCCTCGTCACTAGACCCAGCCTTGGCAAGGCGTTCAACGAAGTGTCCTAGCGAGCGCAAGTACTTCATCACATCCGTCTCAAACTTTGCACCCTTGGTCTTGTTGTATCTAGCGCTTGGCATTATCAAACCTCGCTAAGAAAGCGCCAGTCCCACCGAACTCTTCATACTCGGTGATGCCACCGAAAGTATCAAGCACTCGCTGGGTATTGTAGTTGTCCTCGTGGTGTATCTCGTAAGGATTTCCCTCGTGAATTCCCTGCGGGTAATGGATGATGGGTATGGTGATGATGGCGTTACGTGCCTGCATACGCGCCTTGTTCCAGACCTCAACTGCTTCGGCCTCGACCATATGCTCCAACACATCACCGAATACCACAAGATCATAGTCCCAGTTATCCCACTGTCTTACGTCAACATTATAGATGCTGTCATAGCGTGACTCTAGGCTGTACTGCTCGATATAAGGTTTCCATATCTCAATGCCATCAAGCAGAAACGGTTTGCCGAGGATAGGCACTACTGCTTCCTCGAACATACCACTACCAACACCAACGTCGAGGATGGTCTTGGGTTGCAACTCATCGACCTTTGCGATGATCCACTCTTTATTATCAAGGCTCGATGTAGGCACTATTGATTCTCCTTCATTGTCCAAGCGCCCTATCAATTCCCTGTTCTAAGGTAATCTTAGGCTCATAGAACTTGAGCATTTTGGAATTATCAGAGACTCGGTGCATACAACCCACTGGCTTGTCCGGTCTGGTAACGATTTCCTTTTGCACACCGGCAGCATCCATACACATCTGCGCTAGTTCTAAGAAGGAAGTCGAACGGCCCCAGCCTAGATTGATGGGACCTCTGACATTGTTCTCTACTGCACTCAGAACAGCCCAGATAATGTCTTCGATATGGATGAAGTCGCGTGTCTGCCTACCGCTTCCCCATACCTCAAAGGTCTTATCACTTGATAGCGCCTTCTGTATGTACATCGGGAACGGATAGGTCAAGTCTTGATCAGAGCCATACCCAGAGAAGGGACGGAATATGTAGACATTCTTGACAAAGGATGCAAGGTATTCTCCTACCAACTTCGACCAACCGTAGGTCATATCAGGCTTGCGTGGATCGTAGATGGTCTGCATATCCTCACGTAGCCTGCGCTCGTTACCCTCGACTTGATACTGTGTAGGGTAAGCCGCACTGCTGGAGAAGTAGACCACCTTCTTAGGCTCAGTCTTCAAGCACCACTGGAAGAACTCTGAGTCAATAGAAAAGTTGTCAGCCACTGCCAGTGGCCTGCCCTCAATCGTCTCTCTGCCACCCACGATAGCGGCGAGGTGAATAACAAGATCGTATTGGGTATCTTCCTTCTTGAAGAAGTCTCGGCAGTCGATACCATCCTTGATATCAATGCCTGTAATATCCCACTTGTAGCCGTCAACCAAGCGCAAGAAGTTGCGACCAACGAATCCTTTGTGGCCCGTCATCAATACCTTCATAAGTCTCCAAAGTTGTAGGCGTAGCGGGTTCCACCCGTCTCGCGTTGGGCTGTCTGCTTATCTACCTCGTAGGTGAAATCATCATTCTCATCGACTGCCACTCCGATATGGTCCAGAGTCCAGTCTCTCTTAGGTAGTAACGCTACACGTGATGGCTCTTCAACCTGTGTCCCGTAGTACTCGTCGTGAACCAACGCTGACTTGATAGCCCTGTCATACACCTTGTCCCGCAAGAACCATTGGTCTGAACCGTACTGATTGGAGATGGTGTATTGGCCCATCAACTCTGCAATGTCTGCGAGCGCTCCGCGCTTGGCTCCGAAGTGGCAACCGATGATAGGTTCACTATGTCCGGTTGGATGGTCCTTGACGATATGAAAGTCCAGGTCAGAGGCTACCCACTCATCGTGGGCTACTCGATCTCGGTAGCCAAGACGAGCATCAGCATCCTTGATAACTACCCTCTCAAAGTTCTGGTCAGCAAAGGCAAGGAAGCGCCAATACATAGCCGTATGATTCTCCGGCCCATCAACGCTGGCTATCTCTACACGTGGCATCAGCGATAAAGTCTGGATGACCCACGACGGTACGCTCTTGCCCACATAGAACCTGCAATCAAAGTCAGGGAACATATGCTCTGCGATGATGGCGTTCTTGATAGCACCCACTGTGTACTTGAGGTTATCCCCATAGAGAGAATAGGAAAACAGATTCACGGTTGTATCACCTGCGTAATGATCTTCTCAAGGTCAGTCTTCAGGTCAGCCCTGACATACTCTAGGAAGGTCTCTTGGTCCTTCTTATACATCTCAGGGCTGTTGACCTCTTGATACTGAGCATCGTTGTCTGCCTTACCAGCGACATAATGCAGGTGTTCAATGATGGCCCTCTGCTCATACTTCAGGCAGTCCAGTGCTTGACCTAATGACATCCAGAAGTTATCCATATAGAGATGGATGAGTTTCGGTGGGGACATATAGCCAATGGCTCTGATGATGTTGGTCGACATCATTACAGCGGTGGCTAACTTCTGACCCTGAAGCAAGTCGTTGCCATAGGAAAGGCCGTAGCCTCGCTCCTTGATGGACTCGTAGAGAATCTCATCCCAGCCTGGGGTCTTGACCAAGTGGTCATCACCTAGGAAGTAGATAGTCTCGTACTTGTCAGCATACTTTTTGGCTACCAGGTTCAGTGTGCCATTCATACGAAGCCTCTTATTGACCTCATACTTCACGCCATCCAAGCGTGGATATAACTTGGACTGATCCTTGTCAATAGCCACGATAATATCTGAGATGCGTGAGTGTTCTAGTAGCGCATTGACTCCACGCTCTACGCTCTCTGGCCTGCTTCTGCTAGGCAGGATAACAAGATTAGTTTTTGTTTGCATACTGTGCATCCCTGAAATACATTCGACCCTCTTCGCTAGTGACGGACCTAATCTGACACGCTGCAAAGTTTACCGAAAGAGTGGCCCATTCGCTGGCATTGGCTGAGTGTTTTCCAAAGCGATTCTTTACCGCTGCAATCCGCAATGAGTTGGTCAGTGGGTCGTAGCCCAGTGTGCAGATGATGGCTGGCAACTGAGAAACCTTGCCGTGAATAGCACGGCGTGGTGGTGGCATCTCAGGCGAGCCATACTCTGATGCCTCAGAGACGTGGTGCAAGACCATCACACAGGCCTCAGTCTTGCGAGCCATATCGTGGAACTCAGCCATAATAGCCCGCAGTCCTGCCCACTCATTGTCCGTCTCAGCAACGACATTCATTAGGTTATCTATCACGATCAACTGTGGCATCTCACCGTAGAGTTCAAGGTATGCCTTGATTTCTAACTCGATATCATCGAGCGTTGGTGATGAGTCAAAGACCCACTGAATGTGGTCAGCGCTCGCCATAGCCTCGTCATAATAATTGGCAGACCGTTGCAGGTTCTGCTCCACCGTCAACTGGGTATGCCCAGAGATGGCAGCGGCAGTGCGTAGCATTACGGTAGAGGTATCAGTATCAGCCGAGAAGAACAGGGTGGGTATGCCAGCCTTGATCGCATAGACCAAGGCCAGCATTGACTTACCTGCGTTAGGCGCGGCTGCAACCATACACACTTGACCCCGACGGAATCGGATGTCAAACTTCGTAAGATCATTCCAAACTTCAGGAAGTGGCGTTGCTTTGGTTGTTACTGTCCCCCAAGCGCGGGATAGTTTTAGCAATGAACACCTCCACTGGAAAAGAATCTACAATTATATTCCTTTGTCTGCGAATGATGCGACGCTGATTCTCAGTAAGACCGCCCCATATCCCAAACTTCTCGTGCTTCAAGCCCCATTCAGCACACTCAACTTGATGCTCACACCGGAAGCAAATCTCTTTGACGGACCGCGTAGGTGTGTGACCCTTCTCAGGGAAGAACGCTTCTGGGTCAGATTGAGCGCAGAGTGGGGCCTCGAAATCTCGTGGCCCCCTCACGGTTTACGCCCAGATTGTTTGACACTTGTCGCTTGCACCCTTTGGTGCAGCGCACATCCATCCTCTCCAAGGACCTCTCGCAGAAGTACCAGTGCGGAAGGTCATTGTGCCGTGCTTACAACTCGGTGACTGTCCTTCGACTACTGCTGGTGATTCAGCAGGTGCTGGTTCTCCCACTGGTGATGCGGGCTTTGGTGTGAAACTACGACGATATCCCCCAGTCTGCGGAGCGCTTCCCAAAGATTGACTCACACTGTGGATCAAAGTCGCCGTATCTTGAATCGTAGTAAGCGAGGTCTCTAGTTCAGCAGAGTCCTGCGCATAGATGTTGACCAATGTTCCGTCAGCCAACTTGAAGTTCACTTGGAACTTCGTTGTATCGGGTGCAGCCATTTTACTTTCCTCCAGTTGATTTGATTGAAAGCCTTGTGCTTTCCTTTCCTTGCTTTGTCGGCACGAAGCCTAGTGCTTTCTCCACCGCTTCTTTATCGACAGTGTTACTCTGGACAGTAGTCCAACGGACTTCATATCCAGTAGTAGTAACTCCAGTTATACCAGCAAGCGACTCACGGATTGCTTCCTTCTTCGCTTCAAGGGTTTTGATCTCATCGTCTATCTGCACATAGTGCAGAACGGATAAACTCTCAGCCTCTGGTATCTCAGATAATTCAGTTTTTGTACGTTCTTTTTTTAGACCAACGCATCCCATCTCCCCAGAGGCGTCAAAGTACTTGCAATAGAACCTACAATAAGACTCATCACGCTCTGGTCCTGGTGCAACGTCAGAGGCTTTGATGGCTTCTAACCAGTTCAAAGCCTCCAACGCTACTTTCTCGTCATAGGGTTCAGAGTGGACTTTGATGTCACGCTCATCACCATCACGAGGTATGGCTACAAGATTGACCCGACTGACCTTCCCCTTGCCAGACTTCTCAATCAAGTAACCATAGACCTGTACCTGCCAGCGTTGTTGCTGGCTAGGAAAGTACGAGAGGTTCTTATATTTAGTTGTTTTCCAGTCAACCACGTCGCCCGTTTCAGGTATGAAGAGATCGACGTGTGCCTTCATCCCACCATACTCGACGGTGGTCTCTATCAGCAAATCGTCTCGCTTGCTAAGCGCCGCTTCAATCGCTCCGTGAATTGCTGTTCCCATAATAGCAGCAAGTTTGAGTTCATTGTCGTTGGTTTCGGGTTGGTCGTTGAGTCGATACCAAACCTTGCGACGGCAACCACCCAATTCCGATGGACCTATCTGCTTCTGCTTACCCCTGCCACGAGAGTTCTCTTTCTCGTAGAGAGCCTGAATCAAGAAATCCCTAATCTCCATTTTGCTCACCCTTCCTTTCGTCCTCCTCGAAGAAGCAACCGCATCCCCCTATATCATCCAAGTCTAGCATTGATGACTGACTATCAATCCGTTTTCTTAGTTCAGCCAAGGTTAGGGGTCGCTTCTCACCCTTGACCATCTCTGTCAGGATTGAGACATCCTTGCCTATATGCTCCCTGATCTCTTGTTCCTTCTCTTCCCAGACCTTGAAGCGCTCAGGCATAATGTCATACAGTTTCTTGAACTGGCCCTGTCCAGCGCGAACACACCCACCGCCGCAATTATTGTGCGAGAAACCTAACTTATACAGTCTAGGTATCTCTAGGCCTTCTTTCTCGGCCCACTCAAACAACTGATCCTTGTCTCGATAGGGAGGTTCAGCCAGTGGAGCCTCGGCGATGTATGGTTTATAGTTTTTGATAATCGCTGGAAGCCTGTGAGTTTCCGTCCAATCAATACCTACATAGACTCTGACCTCTTCTGGCTTGCAGTTATCTACTAGCCATTTTCTTGCTGGCTTTTGTTTTAGTTCAAAGGAACAGTGAGCAAGCCTACTATTGCCAAGAAACTTCTTATCCTTGAAAACCTGCCAGATATCTCTGCCGTCTACCAAGGTAATAAGATGACCGCCGACATTCTTTGCCGCGTCTTTTACGAACCTGTAAGTATCCTCGTCTTCCCCTATATGTGGGTCATCGCTGAATCCCTTGACATCGCTGAAGACAAGATAAAGGTCATCAGTCCCATACTTTTCTGCAACGATTTTGGCAGCGGCCCAAGAACCAATACCTCCTGAGAACATTACGACGTGCTTCAGAGGTGCTTGGTTTTCCATACTGCGTCTTCCCTCCATCGGGTAATTGTAATGTTGAAGAATATAAAGTTCAAGGCTAGTGAGTCAGCCAATACGATGTAGCCATAGTCATCAAGTTCTTGGTATCTATCAAAACCAAGACCAAAGTTACGTAGGCTCGACCTATTGATGTAGACCGTATATGGGTCCCTGTGCCAACCTGCCATATCAATTCCTCTCCTGTACCACCAACTGTAAGGGCAGGCTTGTATTGACGTCAAGCACCGACGCGATCTCAATGGCGCGTTTCGCTATCTGCTCGGCCCGCGTGAAAGGTATGGCTATTCCTTTGACCTGTGAGTAGAGGTAGCCCAGCGCGAACTGCCCACCGGAGCCAATCGCGTAGGCTCCATACTGAGACTGGAAGAACGATAGGTCACAGGCGATATGAAAGAGGTTTCCATTGAAGGCCAATAGGTAGTCGAACCCAGAGTCCTTGTCCTTGAGCGCCTCGTTGAAGTCGTAGTTGTGTTCCCTGAAAGTGTTGGCAATGGAAGGGATGACCTTCCTGCCCATAAAGACCACTGGATCATCGCCATACTTTGGAGCAGGCGGTCTCCAGTTATAGGTCAAGATATCTCCAGGGCGTGTATCGCCCGTGATACCCAATAGATACCGACCAACCTCTACAATCTTGGGCGTGGACAATGCAATGGAGCGGAGATTATCTTCGGTGATCTGGCTATCAGCAGCCAGCACTACACTCGTTGCTGTCTGTATCCCTACAAGTGTGGTCATAGGTGCATAATTTACACCACCTTACGGCGTGTCGCCCCAGCGACACTCCCAATGGAATCACTATAATATGAGCGAAGCGAATAACGGTACGGCCCCTGACGGGGCCGAGGCCGTGATTGGTAAGGCCGAGAGGCGACTGACCACAGGAAGGAGCCGTGCCGAGCAATGTGGTTCCGTCTACTCCGGCTGCTGAAAAACCAAGACAGCCTACCACCCGTTCACGGCGCTGACCTACGATCTCTTGGCCCAGTCCACGTCTGCTCGTGTGGCTGTGAAGTATTCAACGTGATGGCTTGCTTCGAGGACTATGAACTGGTCTGGTACTTCCTGGATGCCACCTGTGCCAGTTGTGGCAATATCGTCACCGTCCCCTGCCCAGTAGACAAACAGGTCTAGAAAACAAAAAAGAGGCCCCCACCACCTTTCGGTGATGAGGGCCGTTTGCCTCGCAGTAACGCTAATTACTTCTTTCTACGTCCAAACTCTGGAGCGGATGGATCGAGGTACTTCAGTGCTGGTCCAAGGAAGCCTGTCAAGGCTGCTAGTCCAAGCGTCTTGAGATCGGTCTCTCCGGCGAGGAACAGAGCAATCGCTGCAGCAGCAGCGGCTCGGAACCAGGTCAGTGCGACCTGCTTGAGTTGTTCATTTACCTTCATTAGTCCTCCTTTGGACTTGTCGGCGTTTTCTTCTTGCGATTGGCTTTGATGAACCTTGAACGGATGTGGTCCCACCGCTTTGGTCCAGTACGCCAAGCAAACCAATTAGAGGTGTCATCACCGCAGTCTTCCTTGATGGAGACGTGCAGGTGGGTGGAGTGCCTATTGGGACCCGTATAGGTATTCTCACCGCGAGAGCGGGACCAAATCTTGGCATTGAAGATGAGGTACTTGACCCTCTTATCCTTCTTCAACTCTTCAAAGATAATCCTGCAGTCCATCCCACTCTTAGAATCGTGGGTAAGGTCTACCGCAAAGCCTGAGTTATGGTCGCTATTTGGATTCTGATGGACGTGAGCAGCAGAAGGAAGCAGTCCATCGCTCGCCTTCTTCCTTTTCGGAGCAAGAGCATTGGCCTGTCGCAACAGAGCGACGGCAGCAGGTTGCGGATGTTTCGCTAGTGGAATCATTCATTTCCTCAGTACTTCCTTGACGAGATCGGTCAATAGGTCAACCTTTTCTTCAAGCCTTCCTACCTTGTCCTTGATACTACTACCACCATTGGGCTTGAGTTCGTTGAGGTAGTGTTTGACAAGCCAGCGCACAAGGCCTGCAAAGCCTGATACAAGGGTGAATATGGCAACGGCAAGGCCAGCCCATTCAGTAGGGGTCAATTTCGGCTCCTAGATTGATCGTATGGTGATGAGTAACTTGCCCCCAAAGCCAGAGAATCTCTTATCTGATGGGGTCTGATTGATGAAGTCCAACTCTTCGATGATACCGAGATAGGACTCACCTGTTCTAAAGTCCTCTACTCTGATGGTATCTCCGTTGTTCTCAACCGCCTCAAGTTGGGTCAAGCGGTCATAGGCACTACCTTCGTAGCCAATCTCTACTCCAAGAGAATCGCTCTCGTGATCGAAGCAGAAGACTGGATACTGAATGAGTCGCTGCCTTGGTACTGCTGGCAACGCTTTGATTTGGTAGCCCGTAAAGAGTGGACCGAGAGTGCTATTAGCACTATCTCTGGTCATCGTAAACTTGAAGCCAAGATACTCTTGCGCTCCGGCTGGGTAAGGAATGTTGAGTTCTGGAACTACCTGTCCCTTGATAAACTGACCGATAACATACTCGGTGTTGTCTGGAGCAATCGACCTGATAGTCAGGCCACCATTGCCTGAGTCAAAGCGGGTCGCTAGAAGTTTGTAGACCTTGTTCTCCAAGGTGTTGTATCGGACGAAGCCTGTCTGGAGGTAGCCCTCTGAGACCTTGACCCCATACGATTCAATCCATACCCCATCTCCAGGGACCGCAAAGGCAACCCTGTCGGTAGAGCCAAGAAAGTCCGTAGAGGTCGGTATAGCCGTCTCTCCGACTGCGTAGACATCCCAGACGTACGGGAAGACTAACGTGTTTCCTAGAGGCTCTGAGAGGTCAATACGGACCATTCCTGAATCGCCATCAACCGTACCTGTGACATAGGCAAAGCGATCTTTGAAGGTGACTGCCTTGGCATTGCCATCATAGAGCAGTGGTCCATAGGAGATATCCCCGTCTTGGCCTAGAAGTCCTACTCGCACACCCTTGTTGGTGCAGATGACCGCATAGGTTCCAAGGTAGGCATCAAAGGCTTGGACTATCTCACCCTCTGGGAAGTCAGCGGTGACGGTAGGAACATTGAGTTCAGGAAATCCGAGCGTATTGGACTGGCTGGTATCCAAAGTAATCTTGAATATCGAGGACCTACCACCAGCGTAGCCAGCCGCATAGAAAGCAGCAGGGCCTTCTGCCAGAGCAGTCCAGGTCCAGCCAGGGTTGGGGTTGGTATAGATACCTGTAGGTAGCGGTCCTGTTGCGTGGGTAGTAGAGCCAGCAATGTTGGAGTCTAGTTCATAGAGCGAAGCATCAATGCCTGCGATAAGGCGTTGCTTGGCGTACTTGATGACGACCTTATTTGTGCCAGTTGAGTATATGGTCTGATCGTTGGTAGCACCATAGATAGAACCACGATGGATTGTCACAGTATCGGCTGCAAAATAGCGTGAACCATCTGAGGTCAGGCTGACAAACGGCGCAGTACCGTGATTGGTTGTCAACGTGTAGTTGGCAAGAGTGGCGCTGTCGTTGCTCATCTCAACACGAGAGAGCGTTGGACCGTCTGCTACAACGAGCGAGTCGATGTTGTTAGCATCATCTCGGACGCCTGTGATGATGGGACTATTAGCGCTAGAGACAATACGGACGGTGGAGTGGAGTAAGGTTACCTGCCCTTTGGTCCAGACATCTACACCTTTAGCCTCAGTAAACTGAAAGCGAAGCGACTCATCTTGAACAGGCTCAAAGAACTTGATGCCTGCTCCCTGATGGAAGGATGACTGAGATCGAAGCCACCAACCTGTGAGGGTCTGCTCGCCAGCCTCACGGGTTTGGTCAATCTGTTGCTTGCGATACTGTGCCGTGACACGACGATATGGAGTCTCGTCGCTTGCTGCCAAGAAAAACGGCAGACCAGCAACAGCGATATCGTAGGCCTCACCCGTGAGATTGAATGTGGTAGAGCCTGCTGGGTTGGACAGTGTGACGGGGATGGCCTCAGTAATGTCATAATTGACCAAGGACTACTCCTTACTCATAAAAGTTTATTTCTACCCATTCTTGATCTTGCTCATTCCACGTAAAATTTGAACCGCTTGGTTTCGGCTTTGGACATATCCATTGACCCTTATCGCGGGTCCACGATGCAAAGGGTTGTTCTGGATAAAAATAACCTTCAACATAATCGCCACCAATAACGGCAGGATTTTCTTCTGTGTATTCAATCCAACCAGTAGAATCCCACGATTCATCAGCAATGGAGATATTTGTAACGATGTTATTCTCATCTAGTAAAGCAAAGTTTTTCATACTGAATACCTCACAATGACAAGTCCGGCATATCCTGCGCCACCGGCTCTTGATGTGCCGTCATTACCGCCACCACCGCCACCGGCGGAACCATAAGAAGTCGCAGGGCTTCCAGTCGTATTATTTGGCCCACCATTACCGCCACCACCTGTGCCACCGCTTCCAGCAGGAGTTGCATCATTGGCCTGGATTCCACCACCACCGCCAGCGCTCATTCGTGTCATACCGCTAAATGAAGTAAAGTTTCCTGATGTAAAGTTTGCATCAAAGTCGGTTAGCAACTTTCCAGCGCCACCGTTTCCAGAAGCAGAACCAGTCGCACCAGCACCAGTAGCACCGCCACCACCGCCACCTCTGAAAGGTTGTCCACCGTTACTTTGTCCAGCACCACCGGCATTGGTATTAGAACCAGATGCGGTTCCACCAGCACCGCCGGTTGTTGATCCTGCACCACCACCGCCAGAACCACCATTTGCACCAGCGAGATTTGCTCCAGAGCCACCACCACCGCCGCCGTTTGCAGTTATGGTCGTGTTACCTGCGAATGAACTACTACCTCCAGAACCACCCTTGACGGTTTCACCCGTTGCACCAGCACCTGAGTTACCGATTGTTACGGTATAACTTCCAGCACCTAAAGTTTGAGTCGTCAATCCCTCAATCGCACCAGCACCACCACCGCCTGAACGCGAATGACCTCCACCAGCACCGCCACCAACCACCAAAATACTACAAGAACTAGTACCAGAACTGACGGAAAAAGTGCCGTTAGAAGTAAAAATGTGATAACGAAATGAGCCAACGGTTTTGACTTCATTACCGCCAGTTGCCGAAAAACCTTTTCTACTACTTGCTATAATTCCAAGAATAGGCATTAGGACAGATCACCCACCACATACCACGTATTCGATCCTTCAAAGAAGGCACTGGCTGCTGAGTACTGCGCTCTGAGGGCAGGCGCTGTTGCAGTTGAGCCAACACTTCGGATGACCACACCGCTTGCTTGATTGAACACAACTGGCCCCGTTCCCGCACGAACAACATTGAGAATATCGCCAGTGCCAAAAGCAACAGACGAGTTAGCAGGTATAATAAGGGTTTGTGTACCAGCGTTACTGGTTGTAACTAGTTTGCTTGCGTCAGTCAAGGCGAATGTATACGTTGTTCCCGTATTTGACTGAATAGCACTAAAGGCATACCCGATTGGTCCTGTCGGTCCTGTCGGCCCCGTTCCCCCCGTTGGCCCTGTCGGTCCCGTAGGCCCTAACGCTCCTGGTGTAAGTGATACTGACATTACGATATCTCCGATCCGAACGCATTGAACGCTACGTCATTCGTCGTAGACTCTACTGTGATGACATCTGTTGCATCGAGGGTAACACCCGCCGTATAGGTAAAGACTGCCTTGGCTGCAAGTGGTAGCAGCCGCACGATGTAGTGCTTGTTCTCGATTGTTGCTCCAGCAGGCCTGATAGCAATGCTGATATCAGCAGTTGTCGATCCTACGTTGACCGCGTTGATGGTTGATACCACCGTGTCGGTGGCTGCAGGAACGGTATAGAGAATTCCTGATGTGCTTGCAGGCAGTAGTTGCCCAAGGACTTTATATGAAGTTGGCATTAGGCAAGGTCTCCAATCACGGTGAAGTTGTTACTTGATGTGCAAATCACTGTGGCAGCGCTGTACTGCGCTGCCAGGTCTGGGCCAGTACCAGTCGTGGAGGTGATAGTCACTCCAGCGCCCTGTTCTAGTTGTACCTGTCCTGCCCCTACTCGCTGGACGTGAACCTGATCCCCAGCGCCAAAGATGCTTGGTGGGACAGTGACTGTCACGGTTGCCGCATTATCAAATCGGACCAACTTGTTGACATCCGTTGCTGCGAGGTTATAGGTCGCGCCCGTGACATTGGTGAACGAGATATCCAATGTGGTCACTGGCAGGACTGCCCACTTGACTCCATTGGTCTGAGCAGAGTCTGCAGTCAAGACCGTATCGTTAGCGCCTACTGGCAAGCGGTTGAGCGTTGCGCTGGACTGAGCGACGATGATGTCGCCCTTGGTTGTAAGCAAAGTCTCTGGGATAGCAGCATCTGCTGTAGCCACCCCTGCTGTGTAGAAGTCTAGGTCATCTGAGGTCAGTACGTGGCGCACCGTCGCACCTGCAGTATGTGATACCGCAGTCGTGCCAGCCCTTTCACGAACAATCGTGAATGTGTCGGATGCGACCGCTACAATAAAAATAATTTCTTCGTTGATGGTATCTGGATCAAGGACAACTGTAAATTGGTCTGGATAAACGCCACCTACTGCTGGTCCAAGCGTTATCCCACCAAGCAAGGTTATAGCAGTGCCGGACGCAACAGTCATCGACGTCACGCTGCTGTTGATATCTGAGGCCAGTGTGGTCTGGACGCTCGTTGATGAGTATTTGCGTGTCATTGCTTTCCTTTAGCGGGTATAGTGGATACGGATTGGATACTTGTCTGCAAGTTTCAAAGCCTCTTCGTTCAGCCTCTGCTGATATAGAGCAAAGATATATCGGGATGCACCCGCACCCGCTGTAGAAGGTATCTTTGAGTCGGCAAGGTCTGCTTCTGCGCTGGTGAGGTTGATTCGACCAGCATCAAGATAAGAGAGAAGTTTATAGGAAGCCCCAAGGACAACGACGTCTGCCGATGAAGATGGTAGACCCGTAACATCAGCGTAGTCATCAGTACTAGCATCGAGAGTATTTGGCTCAGTGGTGTACCAGACTTGAACGGTACGACCAGGCTGTATGTTTTCATAAAGGTTGATGGTGTTCTGTGTGTTGAAAGACGCAACGTTTGCCATTGGGTCTGATCTCCCCT